GCGGATAGACACCCCATATTGAGAATGGTTCCCATTAAGCGGTCATGACGGCACGACACGCCGTGCAAGTTTGACGTGTTGCGTGTCGTGTGCTAGCGAAAAATTGAACGGGAAAAAACGTGACGTGTCGGCGTGTCGTGTTTTGTGTGTGCTATATTTGAGGTATCAACAAAAAAAACAACCAAACAAAAAGGAGTAATTAAAATGACTAAGGGGTATAGTTTTATGAATTATTATTGTGTTCGTCGTTTGCTTGAGATGGGTTATAGTTATTATGATTTTGTGGAATGTTATGTCGATTTTGATGAAATAGTGCATATGTTTCCAATTGGTTGTACGTGGGATAATATGGTGTCTTTTGGTGATAATGTAAGTATGGTGTTTCTCGGTTATAGTAGGAGGCATTGGGTGTGATGAATTATCATGGGTGTAATGGTTGTAAGCGTTTTTATATAGGTGGTAGCATGGTTAAGGGTGTACGTCGTGTTCGTCGTATGCGTGTGGGGCATTATGAGATTGGGCGTGATGTTGATTGTGTGGGTTTGTTTGATTTTGTGATGGCGCATTATGCTGATGATGTTGCTTTAATGCGGTTGAATTTGTGGAATGATACGGGTGTGTAGTATGGTGTTGTTTGGCCTATTAGTTCAGTGGTTAGAGCGGCATCCTTATAAGATGTGCGGGCCGGGTTCAATTCCCGGATAGGCCACGGTTGTTGAGAATCGTTATTGTTAGTGTGATATATTAGGTCATGACATGCCGTTTGGCGTGTTGTGGCCTTTTTTTGTATGAGGTGTATGCATATGGATATGAGTTCTGTTACTGCTCTTGTGGGTAGTGTTGGTTTCCCGATTGTTGCGTGTTGTGGGATGGCGTGGTTTATTGCTACGACGTTCCGTGATTTTAATAATTTGATGACGAAGAACAATGTTTTGACTGAAGAGCTTATTGCCTTGCTTAAGGATGATAAAGGGGGTGATAATGTTGATGAAGCGAATATGGCGTAGTATATTGGCGTGCGTATGCGTGTTGTCGTTGGTTTTTGTGCCGTCTGCAAACGCGGATATGCGCGGTTTTGACGTGAGCAATTGGCAGTGTGATATCGATACGTATGCGCTGGACGCTGATTTTGTTGTGGCCGGTACGACTTGGGGTGTTGGCGGTTTTAATAATGTCTGTTTAGTCAATGGCGTTAATCAGGCCGCGAATTATCAACTCGGGCGTGCAGTGGACAGTGGGAAAAGTATTGGCGTGTATCATTATGCTATGGGCAATGATGCGGTTGCTGAAGCTGATTTTTTTGTGGATAATGTCGCCGGATATGTCGGGCGTGCCGTGCTTGCGCTGGATTGGGAGGCCGATGATAACCCGCAGTACGGTAACGGCGCGTGGGTCGAAACTTGGGTACGGCGCGTGTATGACCGCACGAAAGTTTGGCCTATCGTTTATACGGGGGCGTATGCGTTGGGATGGCTCACACCATATGTACGTGAGCATTGCGGTGTTTGGGTCGCACAATATGCGTCCAACGTGCCGACTGGTTATCAGGCGGTGCCGTGGCTTTATGGCGCGTATGGTGAGGCTATGCGACAATATACATCTAATGGTTATGTGTCGGGTTATGGCCCTCTGGACCTGAATTATTTTAGGGGTGAGCGCTGGCAATGGGACGCGTATGCGCGTGGCGAGCGTGATAACGGTGTTTCGACTCCCGCACCGGAACCGGTACCGGACGCGGGTTGCACGTCAACGTGTGTTACGGTCGGGCCGGGTGACACGTTGGCCGGTATCGCGGCGGCTACTGGTTTGTGGCCGTGGTCTGATTGGTCGGGGTATGCGTCCGGTAATCCCAATGTGATATATCCCGGAGAAACCGTTTGCTATGGCGGTGGCACTGTTGCGCAGCCGAACACGAGCGCGGTGCGCACGTATATGGTGCAACCGGGTGATAGTTTGTGGTCTGTTTTCGGCGTTGATTGGTCGCGTGTCGCGTCGGTTAATGGTTTGTCTAACCCGAGTTTGATTTATCCGGGGCAGATTTTGCGGTACTGATAATCATTGTTAATAATCGGCGTGTCGCTTTTGCGCGCGCCGATTTTTATGTTATAAATATATGTGTTAGCAAAAATGTTAACAGAAAAACAGACACAAAGGATAATAATATGCGCAAGATTTGTAAGGTAATTGCTGATAGCGATATCAGCTACTATGACCGAAACGGCGAGATGCAAATGTTTCACACCACCGGAAATATTCGCACCGTTGAAAATGCAGTTAAAGTGCTTATGAACGCGGGTATCGTCAACGTCCTGATTGATGATATCACCGTACACAAGACAAAGTATGCAATGGACGTTGACACGTTTATCGCACACGCCGAACGTATCGCAATCGAGCACGGCGTCTCCCCTAACGACAACGATACCGACAACGATAACGAACCTGAGTTCTGATTTTGGAAGGAAAAAACATCATGACCGAGCCCAATGAACAGATTAACGACACCGCTAATGAAACCGCCCAAACCTCTGTTGACAATTATCGTTACATTTGTACGATGGACAACAGTACTTTTGAGGGCAAACGTGCCATTGTCAACGCGCGTAACAGTGCATTGTCGTTGAACGCTATCGGTGATACGCCGCTAACGGTCATTGGCGCGTATACCGCGCCGGGTGTGCGGTCTCAGACGGGGCAGAAGTGCGTTAACGTCTATCTTTTTGCAAATGACGGTAATACGTATTTCAGCCAGTCGCAGGGCATTTATCGTAGCGTGTTGGATATTTATGATATGTTTCCTGATTTTAACGCGCCGAACGGTATCTCCGTAGTAGTGAAAAAGACACCGCTTGGTGGTGGTAGGTCTACTAAGTCGCTTGAAATTAAGTAGTTTGACATCAAGTAGTTTGAAATGAGAAAAAAGCGCCATAAAATAATATGGCGCTTTTTTTATGAGGATGGTAAAATCATGCCTAGAGCGCATAAACAGGCGGACGTTTTAACCGCGAAACGTAAGCGCGTGCGCCGTGCGATAAACAGTCTGAAAAAAAGTATCACGGACGCCATGCCCGAGAGCGAGGCAAACGCGCGACGGGATTATATTCAGCGGCTTGAATCGCAGTTGAAAAAAACATATGTCGGGCGCGTGAGTAATCGCGCCATGCGTGAGGAATTGTATCAGCGTGCCAACGAAGCCGCTGACATGCTCGTACGACAGGTTGGCGAGGTGCGCGGCGGCAAAGGTCGTGCAATGGAACGCAGACGGGCATTTAACATTTTCCGCACCGAGATGAGAGTGGCTTCCAAGGGACAGCCGAGCGCGTTGGGGGAGCTCGGCCGGGAAAAAGTCAAGATTTTTTGGCGATACACACAAAACATATGGCAGAAACCTAATATACCGCCTGATAAACGATTGGAGGCCGTAATGAAGGCATATGACGCGGACTCGTTGAGTGAGCTTTTTGATACCATTATGGCGCGAAACGAAAAAGTACTGCAATACGCCAAAAGCATGAAAGCGCACACGGGCGAACTGGAAGATTATACGGATACCGACGGCGGCAGTCCGATATGGTTGGTAGCGGTTTCTCCTGACGTGGTACGATGAAAACACGTAAGGAATACAGAATCGCGGCGATATTCGATACCGAAACCACGAATATCGGTGAGGGTGCCGAAACGCGTGCGTATCCGATATTATACATTTTCAACGATTTACGGGCCACCCCGTTGGAATCGTATACGCCCGATACGGACGATGTGCGTTTTTACCGGCGCACGTCCGAAGCGTTGACATACATTGATGGTTTGATTACGTATGGTCGTGCACATGGTTATGTGCCGATAATCGCAGCGTATAATCTCATGTTTGACCTGCAGACTCTCATGCTGGAATTGGCGCAGTCGTATACGATTGAGGTCAATGCGCAGACCGCTACCAGCGTGTACACGCTTGATTTGTGCATGGATGGTAATGTGGTGTGCCGTTTTTGGGATACGTTTTACCTTGAAATGGGTGGCCTACGCGCTATGGGTGAGACGTGCGGCCTACCTAAAGCGGTGGGCGATTGGGATTACTCGCTTGTACGCACACCCGAAACGCCATTAACCGAAGAGGAAATGTTTTACGCGCGGCGTGATGTGCAGGTGATACCGCAGTATCTGCAATGGCTATTGCGTGCAAACCATTGGCTTACGTCGGACATGCTGGGTTGTCGCGTGCTGACCAAGACGTCATTGGTGCGGCAGATGGCGCGCCGTGAGATTGGCGGGCGGCGCGTCACGTTGCAGGGCGGTAAGAAAATCACGTTGCAACGCGCGTTTGAAATGACGTGCAATCAAGAGTTTCCGAAAAACTATGAGTCCTACGCGTTGCGTAAAGCATGTTTTCGTGGCGGTTTGACTTTTACGAGCGCTAAAACCGCTAGCGTTGTCGTTGATAACGTGGCGTCTCTTGACGTTACGTCAATGCATCATGCGTTTATCAACGGGCGGCGCTTGCCGGTTAAATTCGCGGTTGCCCCGTCGGAAATTTTGCAAATCGCGTGTGAGCGCATTGCTGGCACGCCGCTTGAAGATGTATTGCGTAATTATAGTGACCCGTTTCGCTTGGGGTTGCATGTTGCGATAAGTTTTACAAACCTTAGATTACGGGCGAACACGTGTTTTGCCGATTGGGGTATTGCAATCTGCCCACGCTCCAAGTTCGTGCGGACGTTGCAGGCGGATACCGATTATAGCAACAACGCACGCGCGAAAACACAGGAAAACAGTATTAGGGCGCATGGCTACGTTGATAGTGCCGTTAATCCGACGTTTGCTTTTGGAAAATTGTATCGGGCGGATGAATGCATCTTACACGTTAATGAGATTGAGTTGTGGAACGTGGCACAGGTGTATGAGTTTGACGAAATGCATGTATTGTATGGCGAGGCCACCGCTAAAACGATTGTGCCGCCCGATTACGTGACATTGCAATCCAATATGCTTTTTGCGCGGAAAACCGATGTTAAAAACCTGATTAAACACTACACCGAGGGTGTACCGTATGCGGGTGACATACCCGAGTCGATACCCGAGGGTATCGCACGTGACGCTAGGGCGGGTACGTTGAGCGTGAAATTTTTGCAATCCTATTACGGTAGCACCGTTAAGGGACAATTTAACGGTATCTATGGCACTCAGGCGCAAGATGTAATGAAGGCCGATTACCGTGTGACGGAAACCGGTGAGCTGGAAGTAGATAAGGCCACGGTCTGCACTCCCGAGAATTTTGCGAAAAAGCGCCCGAAGACACCGCGCGTGCTGTACACGTATGGTATGCGAATTGTAGCCGGTTCGCGTATGCATCTGGTGATAGCCATGATGCTGATATATCGGCGTTTCGGCGCGCGTGTCACTGTTACGGGCGGCGATACCGACAGTCTTAAAATCAGTTGCGCCGATGACGTGACCGACGCGAAACTGTTGGACGCGCTCGAACCATTGCACACCGCAATCGAAAACGCAATCAATCTCACCATGCGGCGCGTCCGAAACACCGCGCCCGACATGGCGTCGACGCTTGACCATATTGGCAAGTTCGAGGTTGAGGACTGCGGCGGCACCACTCGTTACGCCGAGCACGTGGAACTGTGGAACAAGGCGCGTGTAAGTTTGGATATGTCCGGGCGCGTGCATGTCACTTGCGCGGGATTGCCACGGCCTGACGGCGTGTACACCATTGAAGACTGTATCGAGGATATCATGCGCATGGGTCACGGGTTCGCGGAAACGGTACGTTTGTCGCTTGGTTATGATGTGTTGGTTGATTATGAGATTTGCCATACGTTGCAACGCAACCGTCCGCATGTGTGGGATAGGTACGTCGGCACCGTCACCGATTATCGGGGTGCGACATATCATGTTGACGAGCCCGAGGCGATAGCGTTGTATCCGTCCGGCAGATGGCTGGGGGAATCGGACAAACAGGCCAACGGCGAAAATCTTGCATACATGCGGGACGTATATAATAGGAATGTTGAGACATTGCCGCGCGAACTTATTGTACGGGACGGCAGACCCATGATTGTGAGCATTGATGGCGAAATATTACTATGACCGACTTAAGACGTTGATATTGCCGCGAAACGCAGACGTTAATATGATTATCGGCGCGCGTGGTTTAGGCAAAACTTATGGTATACGAAAATACATGATAGAAGACTATTTGAAAAACGGCTATTGTTTTGTGGAAGTGACACGGTTTCGTGAGGAAAACAACGATGTCGCGGCAAACTATTTTAGTCGTATCGTACAAGATAATATTTTCCCTGATTATGAGTTTCGGACTACCAATAAAATAGCGGAAATTCGCAAAAAGAAAACCGGTAAAAAAGAAAACCCATGGAAAACAATTGGGTATTTTATCCCGTTGTCATTACAACAGCAGAAGAAAAAGAGTACTTATGTTAATGTGCGGAACATTTGCATGGATGAAATTATCATAGATAATGATGATAGGTATCACACGTATCTGAAAAACGAATTTGAACAATTGGCGAAACTTGTGGATACCGTTACGCGAGAACGTGCCGATGATACGGGATTACGCAAGCCGAGAGTATTTCTGCTGGGTAACGCTTGCGACGCTTTTAATCCCTATTTTCGGCATTATGACGTGCCGCTGGAACCTGAACACGGTTTGCAATGGCTAGGCGGAAAAACATGCCTGTTAGATTATGTGCGGGACGATGAATACGCCGAACAGAAAACAAGGAACACGGTTGCGGGCCGTATGCTGAAAAACAACGATGACGTCACTTCTAAAAACAATTTCGCGCGGCATAATACTGATTTTATCGAAAAACCACACGGACATGCAAAACTTACGTATGTTTTTCGATGGTTGCAAAACGAATACGGCGTGTATGTTGATTTGCGTTGCGGCTATGTTTTCGTATCCTCGAAATATGATAGCGGCGCGCATGTACCGTATTTCGCAATCACTCGGGCGGACAACAAACTTAACTATCTTACCGCGAATATGGCTAAAGATTTGATACGGAATCTTACATCATATTATGCGCTGGGGTATCTGCGCTATGATACGGTGGAAACGCAACACGCCGTAAGCGAAATGCTAAAGAATTTTGGAGTAAAATAACATACGGCATACAAAGAGATACCGCAGTGAGACCGCTAAAACATTGTCATTGATTTCCACGGTTGGCTCCGACAATGATATGGCCGCAAGGGATAAGCGCGCCGGTTGTCGCTGTGAGTCATGTCGCAAGTATGCTATCCTTAAGTCGTATCGGCCCGTATCACGCCGATACGACTTTTTCATATGGAAGGAAAAACAAATGGATGACGAAACCACCGAGGAGAAGGACACCGCCGAACGTGATGACCTCACCCCCGACGAAGCGCACCGTGAAGGCGAGTTCGATGATTTGCGCGACATGCTTTTACGGTTGCTTGATAAGGTTGATGCAATGAATGAACGAATCGACGGAATCTATGACAATTTCACGGATTCCGTGGCGCAGATGGTCGAAAACGGCGCAACCGTCAAGGAAACCGACGATGACGCGGCGGAAGCAATCGCACAGGCGGCGGCGGAAGACTTGGAAAACCTCGATTACACACTGTAACGGATAGGAGAAAAATATCATGGCTGTAGACAACGCGACAATTTTGGACAAAGTCCGTGCCAAGGGCACCGATGACTACCAGCAACGCATACCGAGCGCAACGCAAACTGGCGTGGCGAACACCATGCGCTATCTGTTCGACCCGATGAACCGCCAATATTTGAATGATTGTGTCTGGAACATGGTGAACCGTATTGGACTCACCGTTATGGCGCAGAACGCGCCGTTTGAGAACCCGTTGGCGATTTTTAAGAAAGAGAACCTGTATTGGGGTTCGACGGTGCAGGAAATCGCCGTGAAATGGATTAAGGCGCACGGGTACAAGGATGACGCCGAAGAGTTACTGAAGATGCATCGTCCCGAAGCCGCCGTATGGTTTTATGAGATGAACCGTCGTGACCAGTACCCCATCTCATGGACTGATGACGAACTTCGACAGGCATTTGTGGATGATTTTGGCCTGAACCGTTTCGTAGCGCAAATCATGGAAACACCGCGTAACAGCGATAATTACGACGAAATGAACATCATGCTTGCGCTGATACGCCATTATGAACAGAATCTCGGCTTCTATAAGATACATCTTGACGCGGTGCCGAGCGACGAAACCACCGCCAAGACGTTGCTCAAGGCGTTGCGTTCGACCGCCGGACGTATGCAGTTCCCAAGCACCCAGTACAACGCGCTGAACGTAACCGACATTCCGGCGTACGCGAACCCCCAGCAAATGGTGCTGTTGATTGAACCGGAATATCTCGCGTCCCTTGACGTTGACGCTTTGTCCGCCGTGTTCCAGCTGGATAAGGCAGATGTGCCGTATCGTATCGTTCAGGTGCCAAATCTCGGCATCCCCGGCGCGGTTGCGTTGCTTGTTTCGACCGACTGGTATCAGGTGCGCGACACCATGTACGGCACCACACAATTCTACAATCCGCAGACGGTCAGCAACACGTTGTATCTTAACCATTGGGGAATCTACGGCGTGTCGCCTTTCACCCCGTGCGCGTTGTTCACGACCGACGCGGGTACCAGCGTCACGGTCGTGACGCAGGCCGTGACCGGCTTCACGCTGACCCCGACGACGGACACCGTCAAGGCGGGCGACCTTATGCAGCTCACGCCGAAGCTCATCGCTACCGTCGCGCCAACCGGCACCGCCATTCAGGTGGCCCCGAACGCGGCGACGTACGAGGTCGCGGCAAATCATGCCGCAAGCGGTGATGACGCGCACGGTGCGGCGTTTGAACTCAACGTCAATACGTTCGTGGATGACCAAGCGCGCTTGCACGTACAGCGCGACGGCCTTGTGGCCGGTGACGTCATTACCGTGACGGGCACCGCCACGTATGTTAACCCGAACGGCGCGACTACGGAACATTCCGCAACATGCACGCTTACCGTCGCATAGTCTGATTTATTTATGATATAAAATGGGTGGTGTTTCACGTGAAACACCACCCATTTTTTTCGTATATGAAAAGGTACAATATGGATTTCCCACATCTGCAAAACGCAACGACGTTTCCCGGTGCCGATACGCGCGTATACGGCCAATACCGCAACGTTTTTGATTATAATGTTTGGACGCCAAACACGGTGATTAAACTATGCCGTGTGAATTGGTACGATGATTACCATGATACCGTGAAATTTCCCGATGATACCGCAAGGGATGCATGGTTCGACGCGCTGGACGGCGAAACCGTCAAGGTCACAACCAACGTGTATATCGCACGCGCCGATACGGACGGCATAAAACTACCCGTACCGTACATGACGGCGCAACAGTATAATTACATTGTCGTTGATTTTTCGCATGATATTGTCAATACGCCGTATCAAAAAACCGACGTGCAGACACGCTATCACTTTTTCGTCACCTCGGTACGCGCGGAAGCGCCAAACACGACAACATGCACACTTGTACGTGATGTATGGACGGACTATATCAACAGCACCACAATCAACGGTTTGCTGTTGTCACGCGGGCACGCGCCATTGACGGAAACGACACCGCAAAAACTGCTGGAGAACCCACGGGCCAACTGTCGCGATTTTACATTGCCCGACGTTGATTATGGCAACGCGGCGACGAACATTAAAAAAAGCACGCCGATTAACTTGCAAAACGGGACACGATACATATGTTTGGCTGCAACGTTTTCCCCGCAACAATTGCAATCAATGAGCAATATGCGCGGTGCAAACGTTACTGATACCAACCCGTCATATACCAATGCCGACGAAACGGTCAATGATTTCGCATGGGGTGCCGGGAACATAAACACGTCAAACGTAACCGGTACGGGTACGTCATATAATTCCATTGATAACCTCACCGCAAGCAACGTGTACATGTACGCGCTGGAATCATCCAAGATATCGAATGATTATTTTGATACGATGTTTGCGTATTATCCGCATATCATGTCACAAATCGTATCTGTTTTCGTCGCCACGGCAAGCATGATGCAATTAGGAACCGTCACTACGGTTAATGATGTGGAATGGCATACGGTCAGCGGCGCGCGCACAAAACTAGCAGACATTAACCTGACTACGAATGATTTTGGCTACGCGCCTGAATACGCCCGAATAACACGACTGTATCTTGCACCCTATGCGTACTTGGAGGTATCCGACAACATAGGCAATAAAACCCGTGTGGAAATAGCTGATTGCGGCCATCTCTCGGCGCAAGCCGTCACATCATTAAGTTACCCGATATTACGACAGCTTGCATGGCTTGACGGTGTCGGGGGCGACGGCGACACGTCCATAACCATCAACGCCATCAACGGTGCTAGCATTACCGCCGACGTGCCGAACGCGGACGTGCTCAAAACGCTCATATCCCATGACATCCCGACATATGCGTTGCAACGCCGCGCAATCGACGCGCAACGCGCCGCCACTTACAATGCCGCCGTAAGTCAGGCACGGCAAAACGCCATGCTGACGTATGAAAACGGCGCGCGCTCGGCTAATGTCAGTCAGGCAAACACGTATCGTAGCAGTGCGGCGACGGTGTCGAACACCGCACGCGCGAATCAACGCGACATAGCGATAAAAGACGAGTCCAATAGTGTGCGGACGGATAATCTCACATACTCGAACGCACGTCAAAACGCTGACTTGAGCACTAGCACGGTCAAAATAAACCGTGATGTAAGTGATGACAACACACTACAGAACAAAGCATTTGTAGAAGGAACCCAAACGCAGGCAATAACAAACGTGGCAAGCGCGATAGGTTCAATAGCGGGGGCCGCGCTGGTAATCGGCACAGGAGGCGCGGCATCACCGGTGGTGGCCGGTGCAATGGCAATCGGCGGTGCGGCGCTTCAGGGTTACAACACCGGTATTGCAATCACTAACAGTCAGGAACTCAACGCGACATCTAATTATGTTGCAAATGATAAAGCGAAAACCGCAATACAGGCCAACACCGAGCAAACACAACATGCCATAACGCAGTCCACCGCCGTGACCAGTCGCGCGAACACGCAAGCTGACCGCGTTACCGAGTACAGCACAAGCGCGGCTACCGACATGACCGCCACAAGCACGGGCACGGCCAACACTAACGCGGGCGCGTCACGTGGTCTGACGGTTGACAACGCCAAACGTATCATGACAAATGCGCGCGACAATACTAATGCGTCATGGCGCGACATGCTCAATCATCCCGCGCAACCGGTCGGCGCGTATGGCGGCGACAATTGCAGGCAGGCTACGGGGCTTGACACCATGACCGTGAAAATAGTCACGGAAGATAACGGTGCGATAGCGGCGGCGGGTGATTACATGCTACGCTACGGGATAGCAAGCAACAAACTCTACAACAAACCGACGCTGACAACGTGCAAGCATTACACGTATTGGCAGACCGCCGACATATGGACGGTATGCCCATTGGCGCAAAACGAGCAATTGCAGACAATAAGGGATATTTTCAGCTCCGGTGTTACAATATGGAGCAGACCCGAGGAAGTCGGCGGCGACTTCACACACGACAATCTATAAGGTGGAAAATATGGGACGCAAACGAACGCATAAAAGGCCATTGACCCGCGCGGAACTGGGTGAGCGCGGCGCGCCGGTATGGCAACAGTCCGAGGCGCTCAACTCGCAAGCGTATTCGATGGCGTATTCGCAAATGTTGAATATCGCGTTATCACGGTTCAAATGGCTTAACCTGCCGAAAACCTGCGACGCTTGGTTTCTAGAATACAATCTATTGTATTTCGGCTATGCGACAATCGCTTTCCCGCATAGCAAGCCCGGTGTGTTCTTCAGCACGCAAGCGGTGACAACCTCCAATTTCAACGTGTATTACAAACCGAAAAAATGGGATAGCTACGGTATCAACGGCTGGAGATTCCCGGTTAACAATTCCAATGGTGTTTTCATATACGCTAACCGTGCCCGCACGCCGCTCATTCCGACCATCGAGTTTTTCGCGCATGAAGTTGAAGATTTGTACACGACGCGCCGACAAAATCGTTTCAATCAAAAAACACCGTTTATTTTGGAGGTTCCAGCCGGACAACAGACGGCGGGCGTTAACGTTATTAAGCAAATCAGCGGCGGTGAAATGGCAATCATGGCGACACCCGGTTTCACCGATTCCATGAAAGCAAACGTGCTGAAAACCAATGTTGAATACATCGGCATGGAATTACAGAACGACATACAAAATACGTGGAACTCGTTTTATCAAGCATTAGGTATCAAAAACCTACCCTTGAAAATGGAACGGCAAACCGCCGACGAAATACAGGACTACGGCGAACCGACCGACCTACGCGCGCTCAGCGAACTGGAGGAACGGCGCGCCGCCTGCGATATACTCAACACAAGGTTTCAAAAATACCTCAAGGAACCGATACAAGTCGTGTGGAACGAAGACAACATCTCACGCAATTATGATTATTTGAACAACCTTGAAAGATTGACCGATGACAATGCAGAATGACATAGACAGTTACCAGCCGTGCGAATCACGCAACGAATTTCATGGCGTGATGACGTACACGTTCGGCGAACTACTCGACGTGCCCGGCGGTGTTGACTGGGATAATGCCGCATGGTCATGGCGGGACGTTGCCTATGATGACACGCAATACACGCGCTGTTGCCGTAAAATAGAAAACCGTTTCTACGACCGGGAACTAGGCGTTATGCCACCGTCAAGATGGCGACGGCACTTTATGCGGCTCATACAGGAAATCATGCCGACATTGCGCCCACTATACGCGCTTGTAGATAAAAACCCTGATATAATACTCAGTGATAACGACATATGGCATAAAATGCGAACCGTTTTCAGCGATTTCCCGGCAACTCAACTGACCGAAAATCAGGACTACGCAAGCAACGCAACAGATAATCAATACGAGACAATCACAAACGGAAATTTCATGGACAAAATCGAACGTATCCGAAACGGTGCTTATGTTGACATTGACGTGTTGTTGCTTGACCAGCTAGAATCATGCTTCAGTCCGTTATGGACTATCAACATAAACAATTATTAACGAGGTGATTTCATGGACGCCAATACATTAGCCCGCGTCGAAAACGAATATTCCAAGCTTACCGAATCCATCAACAAACTAGGTGATTATCTATTGAAACAAATGAACAAAAAGAAAACGCTGACAAATGATAATCACTATGAATTGTTGATAAAACAATACGCCATCATGCTACAATATGCCGACGTTTTGGCGCAACGAATTCACCTCGCAAGAAAGGAAAAATAATGTTTCCATATCTACCGTTTTTCTCGGTATGGCCGTACACGCCCGCTATACCCGCGTTTTACTGGAACGCCAAAAGCCAAGAAGAAATAATAAAACACATTTCATGCGAAATTGACCACATAACCGCATATTTGGACGAAATCGTAACCGACATAAACAAAACACTAAACGATTATGACACAAGAATAAAAAACATTGAGGCGCATATAAACGATTACGGTACGGCCATAGCGCAAATACAAGAACAAATCGAACATATCGGAGATACACAACTGGTTTGGAACGTCACAAAAGGTGAATACACTGACAGTAAAACAGCGCTACGTGATTTATACCGCGAACTAGCGGTGTACGGCGCGCGCGTCACTCAAATAGCCGATATCAACACTGACAAACTATCCGAACACCGAACCGACGAAACATCGGCGATCGGCAATCTTACCATATTCGATGACACAACGCCACGTGTCACTAATCCAACCACCGGCGATAAATACCCGCCACTCTCATGAAAAGGAGTATCATGGTTAACACCACAAATTATAAACTAGAAAAATATGAGGCGGGAAATTCCGCAAATCTACTTGACCAGTACAATGCGTCAATGGATAAAATCGATGCAGCCATAAAAGGCGTCAGCGATAAAGCGGACTTAGCGCTAAACAATAACGTGCTACCGGAGGGCCTAGCCGCATTCATAACGGCGTTAGGTCTGACCGAGTCTAACGCGAAAACACTTGGAACCACTCTCAACCACATATTAAACCACACAGGAACGGAAACTTTCACCGTTACCGACCTCGCCGGGCTCAAAAAGACCGCAGAGGGCTATCCAATTCCGCCGGCCAAGTAAGGGCATACCATCATGGCAACAGAAACACCGTTCTATCATCTGCCACTGTACGAAACAGGCGACTTAGCCGACCTACGTGATGGATACAACGCCGCAATGCGTATCCTAGACCGCGTAATACATCAACTAAAAGTGCAAGAGGAAATAAATCACCCGACAAACCTCAGGAAGGCCAACTAACATGACCGCCTACACAACCAACTTCAATCTAGAAAAATATCAAACCGGTGACGCGGCAAACCTCAATGACCAATACAATGCGTCAATGGATATTATCGACGATAACATGTACAAAATCAACACTAACGCAAACACTGCGGGCGGTAAAGCCACGCAAGCGTTAGAAACAGCACAAAACAACACCAAAAATCTCACAGCATTAGGCGTAACAGACACCGAAACCGCGACACAGCTCAAAAACAAAATAGACACAACCGCAACAAACCTTGCCGCCACAACCGAAACGGCGAACAACGCGGCTAACAGCCTGAACGCATTAGGCGCAAACACCGTAGAAAACGCAACCAAACTAAAAAACCGTATAAACGACACCTATACAAAAAACGAAAGCGACAATCGTTACTTACCAATACCAACCGTACAAGATACGCTAATCGCAATAGGCGACAGCTATTTCGAGGGGTTCCGCACCACCACCCCCGCAACCGACAGCATGATAGCAGTCGCTAGCCGACTGCTCGGCTTGACATGCCGTAACTTCGCAGTCGGGGGCACCGGTTTTCACAACGGCGACACCACAGGAGACAACACGTTCAGCAAACAACTAGACAAAGCCAACGCACTAATTACCGACAAAACCCGTGTGAAATACGTGGTAATCGGAGGCGGCCGCAACGACCCCGACAGCCTCACCTACAACGAGGTTGCCGACACTCTCACAAAAGCAAAACAACTGTTCCCCGACAGTGAAATTTGCTTAATCCCCATGCTATGGGACAGCACATATCCCACCGGCAAAAGCCACAACTACAGCACCATGCTAAACGCCGGAAACTATACCGACACATGGACTGTACGGGACGCGCCCTCATGGGGTCTATACCGCGACACCGAAATGACCGATATTCATCCAAACACCAGCGGCGCGGCGCGATACGGTCACTACATCGCCAACATCCTAAAACATCACCTCACAGCACAACCCCGAGTGGAACGCTGGGAAAGCATCAACAAAGACCCCGGCATGACCGACACCAACGTATCCGAGTGCAACGTGTACATCAACGGCACCACCGTAACGATTAACATGCGAGCGCACCTACTCAAATGGTCAACCGACGCAATCTACCAAATCAACGGCGCAAGCACCGTTGGAATATGGAAAATCATGCTAGCATGGTTCGATGACGCGACCCCAGTTCGAGTCAAGTTCGATGGCCACAAACTCAGCGTCGTAGACGTATTCCCCGGTAGCGCAGCAGGTGGCCCCAACAACACACTAAACGCCTACTTCACGTTCAATATCATGGACTTCTAAAAAATAACCCCGATAGGGTTTTTCCTTATCGGGGTTATTTATATGTCAGTCACCACACAAAATCATAAATTGAAACAACATAGCAACCAACACCATTTTTAACACCGCAACACACGAAGTCAAAATCACAATCATCATAATTATATTCAAGAACCCTAGTAAGAGCTGATTTAAACGTGACCACGCCATTATCAATCTCCTTACAAGCAGTAACAATTTTCTCAAAACCGTCAATATCAACCGAATATACATGATTCGGTACAATCTCAGTTACATAAGCCTTAACTTCAAACATTTTAACTCTCCTTTCCCTATTGCTCACTCGGCTACACGATTCATAAAAACCACAGTCTCAAAACAATAAAGATAAAACGCAACACCCTCATGCTCATACAAAACAACAAGACAATCCACAATAGCATCAACGTCATAATCCACAACACGCTCGCCACTGTTACGAATATAATCAATAACCGCATCCTTAATGTCTTGACGATACATCATATCAATCATTATCCTTTCTACATTCCTTGGTTGTTTTTTGTTGATACCTCAAATATAGCACACACAAAACACGACACGCCGACACGTCACGTTTTTTCCCGTTCAATTTTTCGCTAGCACACGACACGCAACACGTCAAACTTGCACGGCGTGTCGTGCCGTCATGACCGCTTAATGGGAACCATTCTCAATATGGGGTGTCTATCCGC